TGTTATATGGAAGATGAAGAATTAATAGAAATAAATAACATAAGACAAGGAAGCAGATGATTAGTCAAACAGAAAATTTAAAAGAAGTAACCTATTCTTTTGATTATAGTACAGGAGAATGGATAATAATTGATTTAGATGAACTTAACTAATTACCATAAAAAACAAAGACAGGTAGCAGAAGAAAGATTAGAGCATGCTAAGGATGTTATCTATAAGGTAGTGAGAGATATACCTGATGCTTTAGATTTGAATGAATTTGAAAAACAACTAAGAGCAATTAAATGACCAATGGAATGTCAGCTATAAATAACCACAAAGAACCTACTAAAGAAATGAAGGATATATGGAAGAAGAATGGTAGTCTAAGTGATTATAAGCCAAAGAAAAGAAACAACATAGACAATAGAGGAACATTAGACTTTATCAATAGTAAATTTTTATGAGTAAAGCAGGAAGACCAACAAAATATAAAGAAGAATATATAGAAGAAATAAGGGTATACTTAAAGGAGTGTACAGACATATTAGATGATTACCACAAAACAAGAGGAGAAAAGTCAGATAGCTATGAAAGAGTAATAAAAGTAAACTTACCGATGGTTGAAGGATTTGCACTAAGGTTAGGTGTAAATAAGACTACTATATATGAATGGGCAAAAAACCATAAAAGATTTTCCAACGCATTAGGACAAATTAAAATAGAACAAAAGAAAAGACTAATAGAAATGGGCTTATCAGGAGACTACAACCCTACAATAGCTAAGTTAGTTTTAAGTGCTAATCATGGAATGGTAGAAAGACAAGACGTAACCACTAAAGGAAATGAATTGCCTAAACCAATAATTGATTTAACAGATGAGCTTCAAAAATACAACAGCAACGAAGAAGATAATAAGATTAAATAAGAAGATACGTGCGGTCGCTGGTGGAACATCAGCAAGTAAGACTATATCAATACTCTTATTCTTAATAGCATTAAGCCAAACAGATAAGACTAAGAAACTAACATCAGTAATATCAGAAAGCACACCTCATTTAAAACGTGGAGCTATAAGAGATTTTAAGAACATAATGCAATCACACCATTACTGGAATGATAGGAGATGGAACGCAACAGATAGTATATATACATTCGAAACTGGAAGCCAGATAGAGTTCTTTTCAGCAGACCAATCAGATAAGCTAAGAGGTGGTAGACGTGATAGAGCATTCCTAAATGAAGCTAATAACTTAACACTAGATGCTTTTGACCAAGTAGAGGTTAGAACAAAAGAGTTTATCTTCCTAGACTGGAATCCAACAAACGAGTTTTGGTTCTATAGTGAAGTTAAAGGTAAACGAGATGATGTAGATTTTATAACACTTACTTACAAGGATAACGAAGCACTAAGCCAAGAGATTATAGATAGTATAGAAGCTAGAAAGAATAGAAAAGGATGGTGGCAAGTATATGGATTAGGATTACTTGGTGAAGTAGAAGGTAAGATATACAAGGACTGGGCTGTTATAGATGAAATACCTCATGAAGCAAGACTAGAAAGATATGGTTTGGACTTCGGGTATAGTAACGACCCAACAGCAATAGTAGCAATATACTATTACAACGGAGGGTACATACTAGATGAGGTAACTCACATGAAAGGACTAAGCAACAAACAGATAGCTGACATACTTAAAAACCAAGAGAACAAGGTATTAACCATAGCAGACTCTGCTGAACCTAAGAGCATAGACGAGATTGGCAGTTATGGTGTAAACATTCAAGGAGCAACTAAAGGGCAAGGTAGTGTAAATCAAGGCATACAATGGGTACAGGACCAACAGATAAGCGTAACTAAGCGTAGTATAAATACCATTAAGGCTTACAGGAACTACTTATGGAAAGTAGATAAAGATGGAGTTATACTAAATGTACCAGACCACTACTTATCAGATTGTTTTGCACCAGAAACATTGATATATACAACTAAAGGAGAAAAGAGAATAGATGAGTTAGTTGGTAAGGAGGGTTATTTATATAGTAGAGGTGGAAAGATAAAGAAATTTACAAATGTAAGACCAACAACAACTAACACAGAAGTTATAACACTACACTTTAAAGGAGGAAGAAAGTTAACAACTACTTCCAAGCACACAATATTATTACCTAACGGAACATGGCAAGAAGTTGGATTGATTAAAGTAGGTGATGTGATACAATCAGTTATGTATGAAGCTAATCAAAAGGGAATGCAGTCATTGCCACAAGAAGTTCAAGACAACTCAGTTAGCAAGGTCAGCGAGGTTTTGCCATCAGAATTGCAAAATGAAGGCAAGACGAAGACGGTTGAAAGGATTACCAGAGGATTCAGAGCTGTAACTTATGATTTAGAGGTTGAAGGTACTCATTGTTTGTTAGCAGATGGTGTTATTGCTCATAATTGTATGGATGCAGTAAGATATGGAATGGATGATTTAAAGCCAGACACTCAAGAAGATGACGAAGATTTTAATTTATATACTGATTACTCATAGGCAGATTGATAAATAATATGAAAAAAGAAGACAGTGAACTTGAAGGTAAAATATTATCATTTATAAAGGACTTTAAAGCTAATTCACTTGGCTTATCATTTATTACAGAGAATGTAGCATTTGACATGAAGGCATTAGTAAGAAAGAACCGCCAGAATTATTGGGGTGTATTTGATGAACAAACAGACCCTAATACAGGAAGAAAGAAGATTTGGGCTCCTTTAACTAGGTTTGTAGTTGATACTACAGATAAGAACACTCATGTAGACGAGAAAGAGATTACCTTTAGAGCTAAAGACCCTGAAAAGCAAGGAACTACTAGATTAGTTAGAGGATATGGACAGAATCAAATGAGAAAGATGCACTTTGGTACTAGAATGGATGCACTAAGGAAACAAAAGTATATTGATGGAACTTCTATTGTAAGAATTAACAAAGCTGTAAAGAACAGTGAGGGTATTACAGTAGAGATGAAACGAGTTGATAGACTTAACTTCGATATAGATGTTACTTGTGAGAGTATTAGATTAGCACCAGCTGTAGGAGAAAGAGATTTAATGTCTCCTTACATGGTTAAACAGGAAGCTGGATGGATTAATACTGAAGATATTAAAGGTAGAGAGAACTTATCAAGGAATGACGCACTGGCAAGCAACACTACTACTAAAGAACAACTTGTAGATGTATATAGATATGAAGGACTAGCACCTACTTGGTTTATTACAGGAGAGATTGATGAAGAAAGCAGTGAACAAGAGCTGATGAGAATTATCGTAAGTAATGTAGAGGATGACGCTAGAGTACATTTAGTAGAAAGAATAAAAGAAAAGACTTACATAGAGAATTGGGCAGAGAAGATTCCTGGAAGATGGGATGGATATAGTCCTGCTGAAAGAGTTGTAATGATGCAGATATATCAGAACCAAGTGCTTAACACTAGAGTCATTAAGAACTCAGTAGCAAGTCTTGGTTTATTTAAGGTAAAGAAAGGAAGTGGAATTACACCTCAAGCTATTGGTAGATTAGCAGGTAATGGAGTTATCAAGGTGAATCAGATGGATGATATAGAACAATGGCAGATGTCTGAAGCTAGTGCAGCTAGTTACAATGATGAAGAAGTAGCTACTAAATGGGCTCAAAGAGATACTAATTCCTTTGATGCCGCAACAGGTGAAGGTGGTATTAAGACTACAGCTACAGAGGCTGTATTAGACGCTAAAGCTTCTGGAAGTTCATTCGAACAGATGGCTAAGGAAGAAGGTAGTTTCTGGGAAAGAGTATTTAACGAACATATATTAGATATTTGGGGTAAATGTATTAAGAAAGGTGAGATTATTAGATTAACTTTAGATGGTGAAGAACTTAGAGTATATGACTTAGAGATAGCAGAACAGAAAGCACTAGACCATATAGAAGACGCTAAGAAAGTTGGAATCCAATACATAGACATCATGGAACTAGAGGGTATTAAACAGAAAGCATTAGATGACCTAGAGAAAGGTAACGCTGATAGATACGAAGAAGCTTATGAAGATATTGACTTAGCTGATTATGACACAGAAGTAGTAGTTAAGGCTCAAAGATTTGATAGAAACTTAGTAGCACAAGGCTTAATGA